GGAATGGTTGATTACTCAACAATTCCCCCAGGTGTTGATCCGTTATTATATACCTTGTCTCGTTATGATCCCAATAGTCAAGACCAGGAGAGACCATACAAACAAGTAGCAGTTTTTACAACTAGAACAGCGTTATGTCAACAGTTATTATCTGAAGAAACTTTGCATTATGAGCGTCAAGTGAAGATTGTTGAGAGATTGCGGTCACACGGTCCCACTTGTCCCACCTGTTACATGGATTTAGAAGCTCATGAGAAAGGGGATTTTTGTCCTGTTGAAACGATGCAAATGATGAATTTAGATGCTCCAATTGTTGATGTTGATGCACCTAGTGTAATTAAGTATTTAACTGTTACTAGACGAGATTTACTAACAGTTGGTGTTTTGTTCTTTTTTGCACTTATCTTTTTGTGGTTGTACCCTCCTATTTCTATCCCTTTATTTGCTATTGGGTTGTCCCAATGCAACTTTGGACTATCTTCGATGTTATACCACATGTTTGTTATTGTTATGTCTACTCCGTTTTCTTTTTTAAAAGCTGGGTATGATTTGGGCTCAACTATCAAAAAAGAAGCCACTAAGATGCAACAAGAATTTGATACTGCTATTCAAAAAGTTTTTCCCAAGTTGAATTTAATAAAAATCCTTATTGGGTTGTTGTTAGCTCTAATTGGGAGAAAGGTAGTTAGGGCTTTTGAGGCTGAAAATCCTAGATTGCAAGGTGTAGATGGTAGTCTTACTCAAGTTGATGATGTTAAAAAGAAGTTTTATGAGAGTAATGAGAAGTGGATTCAAACATCTACTGTGGCGAGACCTTTTGGTTTGATTAAGGATACAACTTATAGTTTTAAGGACTATGCTGAGGCTCTTCAACAACGATTGATCAAAATTCAAACTAAGTATGGATTTGTTAAAGGGGTTCGCTTGGAAGATGGTTTAGTTATCACTGTGAAACATGCTTTTTTCCATACTCCTAAAGGGGATTTCTTCAATCCTTCCTCTAAATTGGAGTATGATGATTATCCTGTTAGTTTTATATCAATTGGCGGAGCGAGAGTTGAAATTCCTTTTTGTAAAGAGCGTTTTTGGCCAGTTCCTGATCGTGATATGGTCGTAATTTATGCTCCTCAAATTTTTCCTCTTAAGCAGAAAGGAATGTTGTTACGAGATAAGGTGTCTCAAACTTATCAAGCAAATACTCCCGGTTTCAC